TCTACATTTGAGTAAATATTTTTAAAATATTTCAATTTTGTATAATTGTCATGTAAACGGTCCCATTCAATTGATTCATTTACATCCAATGAATTAATTTTTGAAATAAGATCATCAATATCGTCGTTTTTAGAATCAGTTGTTAACTTTTCAAATTTGCTGATGATGTCATCCATTTTTTATAATAATTAATTAATTTAATTTAATACAGATTATTCAAATCTGTATGCGAGTTGATTTGTGTTTATTGAGTGCTTCCTTAAAAATGAAATACACCTTTTTATTCTTGAGTTTAAAATATTTTTGTAAAAAAATAAATAATTAATTGTATTTTTTTCTATGAAAAGTTTTAGAATTAAATTTTGAAAGTAAATGTCTTTTCCGGAAATCATTTTTATGGATTCATTAATTGTTTTTACTTGTTCAGAAAGTATTATACTGTTAATTGAATGTATCTTTTTTATGAAATTTGGAATTAAATCGAATTTTAAATTTGGATAAATAATAGTATTTATACCCATTGTCTTATCAGAAGGATCTGAAAATGCAAAATTAATAATACAATCTCGGAGGTCTTCAAGTATTTTGGAAATACCAATTCCATTAAATGATTCACATATAAGATATCTTTCAGAATTACAATTTCTACTTGTATATGGTTTTATAATCTTTACAGATTTGTATAGACTACATAAGATCAGATAGAAAACAATACTATTATGTGTAAACATATCAAAAAATTTTATTATAAATGTTCCTCCATATTTTTGAGTACTTAGTGCAAGATATATTTCGCATAATAATAATTTACTCGATATAACTTCTTGGCCATTGAATATTTTAACATCAAATCCTCCATCTGCAGTAATAAGGTCTAGTTTATTTGGAAATTTTAATAATGCCGTGTTTATTGTTTTATCAATAACTGATATATCGAGAATATCTCCATACATTAGATTAGATTCTTCAAGATATCTATCATATTTAATATCATTGTTTTTACTTATACTAATATAATTTGTTCTTAGGTGTTTCTTTCTACGAATATCACATACACATTCAATAAATCCCCCAGGTGCTTCACATATAAAGAAACAATCTATTTTTTCCAAATCTGTAATTTCATTGTAATAAATCATTTCATATAATTTAAAATATGCCCTTGATGTAACTTGTTTTTTACATATTATTTTGATCAATTCATATTCATGAAGATATTTAGCAGCAGCTCTTCTCAATCTTTCTGTGTTCTTGTCAAGTGTATCTATTTTACACTTTGTAGAATCAAGTTGTTGAAAATCTCCGAGAATACTATTTTTAAATTGTGATATGTCAGAATATTCTACATATTTGTAATTTAGTATTTGTGATGTAAATATTTCCGGCTTGATTTCATTCTTTTTAAAAATCGTTATCTCCATATCGGTTATTTAGCCCAAATTTTTATATTGATATTTAATAAATGGGGAATGTTGTATCTTCTGAACCACAACAGAATATCAAATTTGGATCAATTTATGATCCTGAAAATAGTAGGCCTGGATATTACAAACATGGAAATACTATAAGATACCATACAAGTGAAATTCCACTTATTCCAGGTGAAAGATTAGATTCTTTTAAAAAGTTAAATTATGGATACGCAGTTACAAACAAGAGAGCTTTTTATCAAGGTGAAGAACTTCTTGGAGTAAACCCTTCTCATTTTGGAATAATCAATAGATCAGAATTACCAAAATTAAATAGACCAGATCTTACTAAATTAGATTCTGTTGTTGGTGTTGAATCATTTGGAAATAAATTTAGAAAAATATACTACAAGGGAAGGTTAATATGACTATTAACTTTTAACTTTTAACAGTGTAAAATAGAATATAACTTTGGCTTTTGTTTATGGAGTCTCTCTCGATTACAATGTCGTCATCCATATAATACCATTTATTATTTACATTTACAAATGAATTATAATGACCATCTGATAAATTCCCAAAATGATTAACAATACCTGTTAATTTATATTCAATAATCTTTGATGTACTTGATTCTCTTATCTTTAAAGAATCCTTTGGAAATTCTATGTTATCAGATATCTTTTTATTTTTTGAATATCTTTTAAATACAATAATCAAAGTCTTGGGTAGAATATGGAGACGTATCTTTTTTTCAGATATACAATTACAATTACAATGATCACAAAAATATAAATTTTCAGGGTCATCGTGAATTTCTTTTGAAAGGTAACTTTCAAATAATTCATATAAGTTACTTTTATTCACAGTTAAGTTTATGGAGCTGAAATCTTCAAAAACTTCTTTCGAATTATTACATACAGTGCATTTTATACTAAGTTTCGTCTTTCCATAAAAATCTTCATTAAACGATTTATTGTCTTCCGATAAAAGATCTATAAAACAAGTCAAAAATTCATGAGCATCGTGTTGAATAAATCTTTCAAAGAAAGTATACTTTGATAAAAAATATTCATTAAAAGACTTAATACTAATAATTTTGTCTTCAGATTCTATTATTTTTCTTAATTCTGTATTTTGAACTTTTTCTTTAAATGTATCTGAGTATATAAAGTTTTGTAAGACAGAATTTATATAACATGTATTTCCAAGATTATAAAGCCCTTTGGGAGTCATTTAACTTAAACCCATTTAAACTTTTAAATGATTTTAAATTAAAACAATGAAGATCTATACAAAAACAGGTGATCGTGGAACAAGTTCGCTATACAATGGATCAAGAAAAGATAAAAATAACATTATATTTAAGTTTTTAGGAGACTTTGATGAACTAAACTCTAATCTTGGAATGGTAAAGGCTCTCCATATAGAAGAAATGGATAAACAAGAAATAAAGTTGTATTGTCCACCAGGAGCACAATGTTACAGACACGCAATTGGAGTGGATTCTGGAAAATACTATGAATGGTTTGCTCTAAAGGAATACATATATTCAATTCAAAACAATATTATGGATATTTCTGCATTTATTGCAACTCCTCCATATGATTCCTCTAATAAAATTAAAAATATGGAAACTCATTTACTTAACTGGCATGAAAAGGTCGGTTTTGATGATTCGATAATTTTAACAATTGAATCCGATATTGATCGTCTCGATTCCATTCTTCCAAAATTAACAAAGTTTGTTGTACCATCTGGAAATAAATTGTTATCTCAAATTCATATATGCCGTGCAATAACTCGTAGATGTGAAAGAACATTCATTGATTTATATGGAACTGAATATTCAGAATATCTTGGTGTATATGACCTGATTGATTCTAATGTAAATATCGTCAGAATTTATCTTAATAGACTTTCTGATTATTTATTTATGCTTAGTAGATTTGTAGGAATGACTCTAGACATTCAGGAAGATCTTTACTTAAAGAATAAAAATAAATAAAGGGTAAACATGTGCGGTATCTTTACCTATCTTGGTAAAACAATTTCTATTGAAGATCTTAAGTATGGATTCGATAAACTTAAACCACGAGGACCAGATCACAGTATTATCAAAAATATTACACATAACATAGTATTTGGGTTCCATAGACTTAGCATCAATGATATTTCCGATAATGGAAACCAACCCCTTGTACTTGATGATCTTAGTATTATCTGCAATGGCGAAATTTACAATCATTCTTATTTAAAAACTAAATTTGGGTTTGTAACACAATCTGGAAGCGATTGTGAGATTATTTTACATCTTTATCGTCATTTTGATGGAAACATTGACAGTTTTATTAATCTTTTAGATGGAGTATTTGCATTTGTATTATACGACTCCTCCAAAGACAAGATTATTGTTGCAAGAGACCCATTTGGAGTCCGTCCACTATTCTATGGAGTTGATTATCACGGAGAATTCTTTTTTAGTAGTGAACTAAAGGGAATTTGTGAAATTTGTAATGGACCAATTGTACAATTCCCACCAGGAGCGTATTGCACACTTAATTGGGATACATTAAGAGAAATGTATGTAGCCGGAGAAATTGTAAAATGGTTTGACAACACATTCAAAATTGACTACACTATTGATTCAGAAGAGTCTTTTTTACCGAATATTCGTGATCTGTTTTATGAAGCCGTTAATAAACGATTAATGTCGGATCGACCTATTTGTTGTTTACTATCGGGTGGTCTTGATAGTAGTTTAGTTGCTGCAATTGTAGCAAAACAGTTTCCAAGAGGACATCTCCATACATTTAGTATTGGTATGGAGAACAGCCCAGATCTTTATTATGCAAAAATCGTGTCTGAGTTTATTGGGTCTACACATCATGAAATCATCATGACAGAAGCTCAATTTCTTGAAGCAATTCCTGAAACAATCAAAGTTACAGAAAGTTATGATACGACAACAATTAGAGCATCTGTTGGAAATTATCTGATAAGTAAATACATAGCCGAACATACTGATTTTAAAGTTGTGTACAATGGAGATGGCTCAGATGAATTTGGTTCGTATCTGTATTTTTCTAAGTGTCCATCAGAACAAGAATTTCATGATGAATCTGTAAAGTTACTTAATGAAATTAATTTTTTCGATGTACTTAGAAGTGATCGTAGCATTAGTAGCAATGGACTTGAAGCAAGAGTTCCATTTTTAGACAAGGCATTTGCTTCATATTATGCTAGTATTCCACCAAAATTTAAAATGCATACTTATGGAAAAATTGAAAAATATATTCTTCGTAAAGCATTTGAACAAGAAAATCTTTTACCTGGAGTTGTACTTTGGAGATCGAAAATGGCATTTAGTGACGGAGTTAGTCAAAAAAGTAAGTCGTGGCACGTGATTGTTTCTGAATACATTGACACTCTTATTACCGATGAAGAATTTGAAATCAATAAAAAAAATTATACTCACTGTCAACCACAACTAAAAGAATCTTATTTTTATAGACTCGTCTTTGAGAATTATTTTGGACCCAATAGTTTTATTGTAATTCCACATTTCTGGTTACCAAAATGGTGCGGAGATATTATCGACCCATCTGCAAGAACGTTGTCATTTGTAAATGATTAATTTTTTTACAAAAAAATAAAATACTTTACGTATTTTGGTTAAAATACTTTAAAATATTTGAGTAAATTACTTTACGCATTTTAAATGAGCTCTATCAGGAGGCATTGTCTGAACAAGATAAAAGAAGTATTTAGCGAATACGAATATGAACATTCTTCAGAAGAAGTAGATCACTATCCGGAATTGATAGAAAAAGGAATATATAATTACACTATACAACAATGTAAAGTAAGACAAATTGAAAGATCATGGGGAAATGTACAGTTTAAGTATTTATATAAACAATACTATAATCGGGTTATGGGAAATATAAGCTACAATAAAAATGCAGAATACGTAATGAACAAAATAATATCGGGAATATTTGAACCAGACAAAATAGTTAGTATGCAATCTACTCATTTGTATCCAGAGATATGGGAAGAAATTATTATTAAAAATAAAAAGAAGATGGACTTTCTATCCAAAAAGGAAGTAACTATGTCAAGTATATTTACATGTGGAAAGTGTAAACAGAAGAATTGTACATATTTCCAAATGCAAACAAGATCGGCAGATGAACCGATGACAACATTTGTAACATGTTTGAACTGCGATAAACGATGGAAATGTTAAAATTACTTAAAAAAATACTTGTTAAAAATATAAATGGAATCAAATAAAACTCGTCTTCACAAGAAAATCAATAACAAAAAAAATAAGAGAACTGGAAAGGATTCTTCTGATGGTAAATTTGATGAAAATTCAATATTTACGATGCTTAATCAAGTAAATAAGATGCTAAGTGGTAATCCCAAGATGGTAAAAAATGTAAGCAAGTGTGTAAATAATATTTTTGAAAACAAGTCTCTTATGGAATCACTTGTATCTGAAATTGAAAACAACATTAAAATTGAACCAGATGATCCTGAAGGTTCCGAAGAAACCGAAGGTTCTGAAGAACAAGAATCCGTTCAAGAGTCAGATGCTTTGGTTAATAATTCTGAAAGCGTGGATCGAACAGCATCTGAATAATTGTCTGTACAATAATCAATAAGATTATTTGATATATATGATTTTCTTGAAATAGTTCGTGTATGTCCCAATAATTCAGCTGAGTCGTCGATACTTTTGAGTATCGTCTTTTTAACTGGAGCGAGCCCAGATTTACAATTCTTTAAAAATGCTTTTATAAAAAGTATATTTGCAGAATATGTCCTAAAGTCTTTACATGTATAATCCTTTCCCATATTATCTTTAAGATATTCATTTAGTTCTTCGGAACTAATTATTTTAAAGTTGTCGTAATAAAATAATGGTTTGTTTTTATTTGAAGTTACTAATTTATTAATAATGGTGTTATACACATTTGGAATTTCTATATCGTGTTTAATTTTACTTTTTCCAACAAATGAAAAATAATAATTACCATTACTTTTGATTAGGTGTTTTTGCCGAAGTGTTGTAAGACCATATGTTTTATTTTGATCAGCGTAAATTTCATTTCCGACTCTTATGTGTGTATCAATAAGCAGATTAAACAATAAATGTATTATATTTGATCTTGTTAATGTATTGTCCATTTTGATTTTTCTTTTAAAAGAATTTAAATCCTTTATAAAGCACTTCATTCTATTAAACTTATTGTATTTTGAATTATTTACCCAGTCTTCTGATAAAATATATTGTTTTTTTCCAGCAGAGTCTATTCCATAAACCTGAATATGACATTTTTTACTAGATGCGTACCATACATTTTTCCATGCTGGAGGAACTCTAAATTTTGTTAGTCTATTCAAATTGAGTAAATCAGTTACTTCTTTTTTATTTTTATTGTAATAAAATTTATTACCTTTCTTAAATATACCTGGATCAGATAAATATTTTTTATGATCCATTTATATGTCTATAATATTTAAACAATATTATTTAAACATTGTGTAATATAATGTCTAAGATAACAATTGTTTTACAAATCACAACAATCACCGAAAAGCATTAAATTTTAATTATTTCTTTTTAAATGGGTAAAAACAACAATTACACCCAGACTCTTCGTGTCCCAATTTATTCCACTCATCGATACTATATTGATTTCCCATACTTAGATTACATGATGCACAGATTGGTCTTAAATTTTGTAGAACTGTAGGACCTCCTTTGCTTTCTGGAATATTGTGCCCAACGTGAAAATTAAAAACATCAATTTTATTTTTACACCATCTAACATAACATTTATGTTCAAATGTCCTCCCGAAATGAGTGATCCATACTTGGTTTCTAAGAGCTCTTGGAATTGCCAACTTATTCATTGTAATTATTTAATATAGACTTCCTAAGTTTATATAATATTTGATTTTTATTATTCGTTATTTCTTTAATTGTAAATAGTTTGAGTGATGTTTTTTCCATAAATTGTGGTTCTGTCATCAGAGATAAGTTATGAAAGAATTTACGTTCAATATTCTCAAATAGTTCTGGTGGAAATTCAATAAACCATATATAAATTATCCTTGAATCATTGTTATCTATTATTAACTTACATTCACCGGAAATAATTGTATTCTTTATAGTACTTAATTGGTCCTCGAATAATTTTGCAGTTTCTTCATTAAATTCTCTTATTGCTGTATTTATAATATGTAAATCAGATTGTTCATATTTACCAATAAAACCACACCATTTTTTATTATATTTTTCACGACCAAGAAGAAAATGTATTTTATTATTTATTATTCCATATGGAACAATTCCACCTGCCCATATATTATTCATAAATTAACAATCATCATTCTCTTAAACCAATTGATTAAAATTATTTTTTTGTCCCGAAGGACTACTATTACTTTGTTACATTTAATTTAGGCTAACTTTATTTTTAAATCCTTGGAGTCCATAGGTTCAACTATATTAATTAGATCGTAGATTTTACAAACAAGGAAATCGTGTATGTAATTAGAATCCCATTTTAGAGTTTCTTTGGTAACCAATAGCTCAATTTCAATTTCAAATTTATTTTTTGTTATCCCATTTATAGTTTCAGATACTTCGGATAGATCGTATTTAAAATTTTCTGAGGTAAATGTCTTCCTCTTTTTCAATCGAATAACGGCGTCCTTCTTATCGAATGATTGAATGTAAGAATTTAGACTAAATTCTTGATTTACTGAAAATCTAATATCAAATGGGCTATTTTTCAATTGAATTGTATTTTTGAATACATTTTCTTTCATGATCAAAGAAACTTCATTGTTCTTTTTTACAATAAGCCTTTTATCAGATTGTAAGTATTCCTTTGTTTCTAATTTTGATACAGAAACCCACTTTTCAGCTTCTAAATTAACCAAAATCTGCTGAAAATATTTAGAATCTATTCCTGTATCAAATTTATTTGTAAGCGTTCCAAGCCTGATCTCGATCTCGACAAAGGGGAGAAGTAGGTAAGAATCCATGATCAATAATAATAAATTACTGATTAAATTTTTTTGAGTAATTAATTTTTTTGTAAAATAATTAAACAAATTTATTAAAACCACCCACTTTATTTTTCTGTAGACTATCAATCATAAAAATAGTTAATCCTAATAAAACAACAGCAATTGCTATATATAACAGAGTATTATCATGATGATCACGATGTGGCCCTTTAGAGTCTTTTCCAAAATTTGATTTACTCTCGGGTTCAGTTACTTTAGGTTCATGGATTCCAAGTTTGTGAAGTAATCGTTTCTTAAAATCATAATCACCTTCTTTAAGGATGTAATCAACCATTATATCTAAAACCTTATCTTTAAGACTTGGAGTAAGTTTTGACCAATTCATTTCAAGGTCTTTCATAAATGAAGCACAATTACTTACATTTATATTTTCAAGTCCATATTTTGGAGTTATATAAGTATTAAAATAAAATGCAAGATCTGTTTTAGTATCAACAGATTCTCTGCTTCTAGTTGATTTAACATCTAAAGCATAATCGCAATCGTTATCTAAATCGACATATCCAACTGGAGAAATATAGCCAGTCATTTAATTATATTAGGTATTTTTATTTTTATTTAATATTTTTTTAATAAGATATTTCCATAATAAATAAAGTATAAACATTATTATAATCCATATAACAAGATCCTTTACAAATAATTTCCATTTTATTTTCTTTGCTTTAGTGTCATAAACAGTATAATTACTTGCATCTAAAATATTTGTCATATTTTCTTTTTTATCAACCTCTGGACCAGGTGGTTGTTCTATAGGATCTAATTTATGATTCGGAAGGACGTTCTCTGATAACGGGTCTAAAATATTTGTTTTAAATGATCCTAACAGAGTCGCCGTGAATATTCCACTTAATGCGCCAACAGATAGAACACCTTCTTCTATTAAAAAGGTTAACATTTACTCATAACAGAGATATTTATTTCGTTTAATATCAAAAAATTATTTAATTAACAATAATAAATGGCTTCAGGTGAAAAAACAGAATTTGTTTTATTTTTTATGAATTCTTGCAATTACTGTAAAAAGATGTTACCATCTCTTAAACAAAAACCAGAATTATTAAAAAAATTTAATCTAGTAGATATATCTCAAGTTCCACAGTTACCAGATGAAGTTGATGAAGTTCCATGTATATATGATGGGCAACAAATTTATAAAGGAGCTGCTGCGTTTAAGTGGCTTAATGAAAAACTTCAAGATTTTCTTTCTCCTGCAAATGACGGACTTGCATATTCATTCGTAGATGGATCAGAAGAACAGGTATTCGGTAATTATTCTCTACTTGAGCAAGCAAATGGTTCATTTGGTATGGGAGAAGTAAAAGATGATCCTACTCGAATGATGAAAATGAATGACAATACAAATAAAAATTCTAGCCTTGAGATGTTAATGGCATCTAGAGAACGTGATCTAAAATAAATTTAATTAAATTTAATTAAATTTAAAGACTTAATCGTTATATTTTAAATATGGAAGGTATCATTGAGCACATTAATGGTACCAGTCCCTCTGAAGTAAATGAATTGGAACAAGGTATTCAAATTCCAGTTTATAAAAAATGTTATACATGTACACCAAGAGGATCATTAAAAGATCATATAATTAGTCAAACTGATAATTTTGTATTTAACCACGATCTATTTAGAAGACCTCTGATAATTATAACATCTAAAAAACACTATCATACTATTTATGAAATGCCAGATCCTATTAAATTAAAACTATTTGAGGATATTAATTTATTTGTAGAATTTTGGAACTTAAAGAAAAACTATCAATTAATGATCAACAATGGAGATTCACAAACACATCATCATTTTCATATTAAAATGAAAATTAATGCAGATGTTGCAAATCGTATGAGGAGAGATCATTTCACCCATATTAATTTAGAAAAAACATATACACCAGCAAATTTAAATAAAGTTACTTAAAAAATAAATTATATATTTAATTATTACCTTATATTAAATATCTTAAATGGATATTTTTAAAATGGCTAATCAAATAGCTAATAACATGTCTGAAGATGATAAACAGAGCATAGAAAATATGGACATGGAAAAGATGATTTCACATGTTACAAAAAATCTTTTTAAAATGATGAACAATTCTCCTGAAGAGCCTGGCCCCGTAGAGGAAACAAGTGATTCTGAACAAGAAGAACAGCTTATGCATCCAAAAACAAGAGATATTTGTTTTGACCTAAATGTTGACCTTGAAGATTTTTATACAGGAAAGAAAAAGAAACTCAATGTGAAACGAAAGGTCATTTCAGAAGGAAAGGTTGTCGAAGAAAAGAAAAAACTAGTAATTCCAATTGAAAAGGGTATGAAGGACGAACAACAAATTAAATTTGAAGAAGAAGCTGATCAAATTCCTGGATATAAACAGGGCGATATTGTAATTAATTTAATTGAAAATGAACATCCTGTATTTGAAAGAGACGGAGATAATCTTATCATCATTAAAAATTTAAACATCCATGAAATATATGATATGAGTTTTGATCTAAAACACCTAGATGGAAGAATTCTTAGAATAACAAAAGATCCATCGGATGCACTTCATCTCAATGATTCTATTAGAAAAATTCCCGGAGAAGGTATGCCAAAATACAAAACACCTGGTGAATATGGA